TTCGAATCTCTCCTTCACCGCCATATTCAGTAAACGCAAACCCCTGATTTTCCTAGAGAAAGTCGGGGGTTTGTGGTTTTTGGCGGCCGAAAAAAGGCCATATGGGACTGAGATGGGACTGGGGCACTGTTTTAGTGCGCAAATGAAGCCCGCAGAAGAAGTAAGTGACCTTCGCCTGGAATGCAGTGAACTCGGCTTTTTTGAACCCAACTTCAAGGATGACTTCCATGCCTAATGACTCAGACTCCAACATTGCCGCCGCAGATGCTCTGACACTGCTTCTGCAGAACCAGCATGCCTTGGCGGCGGCGATAGAGGAGATCACTCAGTGGCTTTCAGGAAAGGGCGAAGACACTGTTGTAGAAAATGCAGTCACTGCAATGCAAACCCTGGACAAAAATGCCCAAGCCATTACCGATGTGATTATGCGGCTACGGCAGTCCTAGGTCTTGATTGTGTACTAACAAGGGCGGTCGACTCATTGATGGCAGTCGCCAAGTCGACCCATGGATCATGGGTTACTTGTTGGAATTTTGACCTTGAAGGTCGTGCCTCGCTCGAGAGACGATTCGACCTCTATCTTCCCGCCGTGGCCTTCTACAATCTGCGCGGCAATGAACAAGCCCAACCCTAGTCCGGATGATGATCCGAGTTCTCCTTGAGAGTACTTGGTGTAACGCCGCTCAGGATTAAAAAGGGATGGTAATTCATTGGCGGGAATAGGATCACCGGAGTTTTGTACGCTGAAGTTGGCAGTGGAGCCATCCGTGTCAAGGCTGACGTTGACCGGCGATTGCGCCTTGCCATGCCGCACGGCGTTGCCAATGAGATTCGAAAAAACCTGCGCCATGCGTGATCGGTCGTACATTCCGATAACAGCTCCCGAGTTGGCGAATATAATCTTCGCTTTAGGGTGTGCTGTTGTGAGTTCATCCACCACTGATTGGCAAACGGATGCCAGATCCGTCTGTTCCGGTCGCACGGGGATTCCGGTCCCCAAGTTGCAGCGTGCCAAATCGAGCAAGTCATTTACCATCTGGTTGGCGTTCTGAGCGCTTGTGGTGATTTGCGCAATGATTCTTTTGCCACGAGTGCCCAGCTCTTCCGTCTCTCTCAGTAGGTCTGCACCCAGGGTTACGGCACCCAAGGGCGTTCGCAAGTCGTGACCCAGTACACCCAAGACTGTTTTTCGAGTGGTCTCCACTGCGTGGCCGTAAGCTGCGATGGATTCGACCAGTGCCTGGTCGATTCCCTCGTTGAAGCGGACCATGTCCAGAACCTGGTTCTCTTCCCCTGTGTACCCTTGGAGAAGCCAAAGTCGCAGTACGCTTGATCTGAGTGCGCGGTATTCGGAAACCATCTGATCCAGTGTGAAACCGGCCATGAGGCGTGTAATGGCGTGGGTTTGTGCCGCTGATCGGTCTTCAATGACAGGCCCGAGACCATGGGATTTGTCGATCTGCTCCTGCGGGGTTTGAACTGTCTGCATATCGAGCGCGACGTTCGTCAAAATGTACTCAGCATGATCCCTGAGTCCTTGCGGATCCAAAGCTGGCATCGGGGTATCCACTGATCTGGCGAATTCTTCCCACGACTGCAAAATGGGCTCCAGGTTATCGAGGATGAAATCTGAAAGACGCATGGCGATCCTATGGAGTCTGGAGTTCCTATCTATATGAAGGCACCGGCGATGGAGATCCGTTCAATAGTTTCGGACTAGTGGATACGCAAAATGCTACTTCGCGATAGCGCCAAGGGACCGCCCGTCAGCTATTTGAAACGGACGCTCTCCGCTGTAACACTAACGAGGAATGCTCTGGAATCCTCATAATGCCCCTCACCGTGCTTGTTGTAGAAGATGATGAAACATTGCGCTTATTGACGGTCGATGCGATTACGCTGCTTGGAGTAGTCGTCATCGATTGTCGGTCCGCTGATGACGCTCTGTCTGTTCTTGAGAGGGGATGTTCAATCGACTTGGTAATGACCGACGTCAGTATGCCAGGCACAATGGACGGGCTGGATTTGGCACGACTCATCTGGTCACAGTGGCCAGCACTGCCAGTCATCCTCACGTCAGGTGACAGATCCATACCTGATGAACTGATGCCGTCCCATTCGTGCTTCCTGCGTAAGCCTTGGACCTTATCTGCCTTGCATCAGGCGGTGAGGTTGTACATACCTGCATGATCAGTGCAGAGGCGGAATCCCAAGAGAATGCGTCCAAGGAAGATTGATTGACAGAATGCAGCCTATGTTCAATCGGCCCCCACACCCGACCCCGGTGTGGGGGCCTTTTTTTCGCGCCGTGGAAGCCGGTCCCCCCAGGGCTGGTCTACCATTCCCTAACGCTCTGGCAAACGTCCAGGCCGATCCCACGGATCAGGAACAGGCTTATGTCTTACGCCTATGAAGGCTCGGCCAGCGTCGGCGTGCTGGCCCTTTACCGGGGGCAGCCACCGAACCAGCTGACCACCTACGAATTGAACGTCCGTATCCTCAAGGTCGGGCCGCAGCGCTTTCGTCTTGAGTTTGACCACTACCTGCAAGGCCCCCATGAAGCCAATGCCATTCAGGTGATCATGCCCGGCGGTCTGGTGCTGCAAGGCCCGATTGTCGATGGCAGCAACGAACCGGCCGGCGGCTGGCTGCTGATCGATGTCGAGCAGTACGAACTGCCGCTTGAGCCGCCTGCCAACCTCCAAGGATGGAAATGGCAATGAGCCAGGTCGAGGCGCTGAACGCGCTGAACGCGCTGAACCTGCCGGCGTCCGTTTACATGCAGACCGGCAATTTCCTGGCCCGCATCGAGACCTGTCTCAGCCTTGAGGAGCTGCAGCGCGTGGCGGATCGCGCCGAGGGGTTCATCTTCGGCATTGAAACCGTGCGTGCCCTGAACTTTAGCGCCATCGAAGGTTTGTACCGGCTGCTCGAAGACGCCGTCCAGGCCCAGCGCGAGGCGTTACAAGCATGATCGGCGTCGGCATTCACGAAGAGGTGCTGCGCGCCCTGGTCGAACAACACGCGGTACGTGAGTGCTTGGTGGCCAGGATCGATGGAGGCCCCGACTGGGGCCTGTCGATCCGCCTGGGCGGCAGCGGCGCACGCTGGGTACCGGTGCGCTCGCGGCGTGAACCGCTGCGCACCTGGGCCAGCTTGACAGCGGTGGGGCGCTTCGCCGAAAGCGTCGGACTCAGTGAGTTCAGTGTAGAGCTGTAACCGGTGACAGCTTCAAGGCCATTTGCAGCATGCCCACCACGTCAGGTCCGTCTTCATTGATCCATGTCCCGTAGTGCTGACGGATCATGTTGCCGTTGGTGTGGCCCATCTGTTCGGCGATCCAGTCGATCGACGCCACCCCGGTGGTCAGCAACTGGCTGGCGTAGGTGTGCCGGCATTGCCCCGGCCCCCGATAACGAACGCCGGCGGCGAGCAAGTGCGCCTTGAAGAAACGATCGCGCACCACGAAGTCATTGGCATGCGGCAGCCCGGTTTTGCTGTTCAGGAACACAAAGTGCAGTTTGTGTTTTCGCACCGTCTTGTTGTCCCGCTCGACCACCTCCACGGTTTCCGCCTTGCGGTGGCGCGTCAACGCATCGATCTGGCGCAGGGCGTCCCACGCCGGGGCCAGCAGGCGCACGCGACGTGTCGAACGGCGGGTTTTCGTCACGCGGTACGCGCCGCGCACCTTGGACCGGCGAAAGGTCACGGTGCCTTGCGCCAGGTCCACGTCCTCCCAGGCCAGGGCGATGGTTTCCGATACCCGTGGCCCCGCCCAAATCATGAATTGAATCATCAGCAGCTCCTGCTTCCGATTGGTGGGTGTCTCAAGAATCTGCTTTATCTCCGCCCTGGTAAACGGGTCCGGCGCTTCAGGGTCGGGTAATCGCACAAACAAACCTTCGGTCGGATCATGCGCCACCTTCTTACGAGTGCGGTACAGCCGAAAGACCTGGCGCACGTTACTGATGACGTCCCGGATAGTCTTGTTCTTCAGCCGCTTCGACAGCGTGTCCTGCACCCACTCCTGCAAATCCAGATGATCGATCTGGTCGATTTGCACCTTGCCCCAGCGCGGTCGCACATGTACCTCGGCCTTATTGGCATATCCTCGATAAGACGTCGCAGCAACGCTGTTGCTTTTGATCTTCAGCCACAGGTCGAGGTAGTGACCGAAGGTGTTTTCGACCAGGGTGGCCGAATCAGGAAAGTGCCGGCTGTAATTGAAAGTGCCAGCCTTGATCTCGTATTCAATGATGTTGACCAAGTGCGCGGCCCGCTCCCGGTTTGCTGCGGTATTCCCGCCGGGCAAAAGCTCCCGGTACCGCTTGCCGTTGTAACGAAAATAGACCCGCACCGAATTGCCACGGGCCTCTACGCCATGTGCCATACACGTCCCTAAACGATGAACTGAACCACTGATCAGCAGAGCAACACAGAAAGGCCCAACATCGGGCCTTTCTGTGTTGCCGTAGGTTGGAGTGTTGCTGATCAGTCCTGACGAAGTAACCAGAACAATCCGGCGCTTTTTCTAGGTGTAGGAGGAATACCGGACCGGGCCTCCTCTGCTCTATGCAGTGACGCAATCACTTGCCGTGCTTTGCTGCATTTGCGGTGGTTGCCGTGGGCGCGGGATTTGCCACATTGATCACAGACGCCGGTGAGGTCCAGATTCCAGGGAAACGATTTTCTTCTCTTCATCGTGTCCCCCGATCACAGCCGAAACGATTGAAGCGTTAGGTGAGGCTGATTTTCGGATTCAGTCTTGGCGCTGCCGGCGTCCGGCGTTTCGCAAACAAACCGATGCCGAGGTCGATTGGCCGGGGTCAGGGCGCTTTCCAGAGTATGGGCGGTTCTCGCGCATTGATCGTAGGCGTCCCCGCTGACCCATTGCTGGACAGGAATGGCCTGGCAGTCGAGGCGGGATGCGTCGGTGCACAGGTATAAAAACAACAGAGCTGTTGCCTGCATGGTGCTTCTCCTTCGGGCGATGGGGAGTTGCAGCTCCCCTTCGCCCGTCATTCAAATTAGCGCGCGTAGCGCTGTGGCTTGTTCTTCTTCGCTTCCGCCCGTGCTGTCATCAGCTCGGCCCACTCGGCGGCCTTGCGCTGCTGCCGGATCCGACTACAGGCCTGATGCTTGCGGGTGGATCGGGCCTTGCCGCAAATGTCGCAGCAACTGGGAAGGTCAAGCCGATGGCTCGCCATGGGCGGACGGGTGCGTGCCACAGAATTGGCTGAGGGCTGCATCAGGCGTCCCCCAGCAATGCGCGGGTGAGGGCGTTGCGCTCGCCCTGGTGAGTCAGCTTGTTCAACGGCTGCACACTGGTGCGGCCATTGCAAAGCTTGACGATCGCCGTTGCGCTGTCGATCTCTGCAATTTTCCCTTCGCGAACGCTGAGACTGACGCTGTGCCCGGTGCTGAGGGCAGCGACGAAAGTCACGTCATCGCCGACTTTGAAGGCGTTCGTGG